CACTTCGTTGTTAGCCACCGAATACATTCTTACAAGCGGATAAGAAGCGTTTCTTGGGATTACATTGTAAACAGAAACATCAACACCGCCAACAGATAAATTGTCCGTTAAACGGTCTAAAAACGCCTTTCGTATATGGTGTAAAACTTCATTCATTTGTTATTCTTTTCAGGCGGTTATTTACCCGCGTTAGCATTAACGAATAAGCCTTTCGAACCGAACTATAAAAGAACGGTCTTGGTTTAAGGTTTACTTCTTTTATTCCTTTTCCTTTAAACTGCGCAATGTAACTTGAAGGTATTCCTAGTTCCGTTGCATCGTTAGGCGATACATAACGTGATCCAGTACCAAATTCAACGTATGGTGCATAATGCGCCGTTGAATACATTTCAGCCCCATCGGGTAACGCTTTGATCTGAATCGAACCTTTTAGCGTTGAACCATATTTACCCTTTCCGGCAACCGGTGCTGAAGCTACTGCCATTGCCTGCGCATTAGACATTGCACGATTTACTTCCGTAATTGCATCAACCTTTGAATACTTGTGCAGCTTCTTAAACTTCTTTTGAAGCTTTTGGTAGTCGGCGTTATTTATTTTGACATCAACCATTAGGCAATTTTCGTTGCGCGGATTGTAGTCATAAAATCTTGAACCGAATCAAATATTGCCGTTACGCGATACGTCGATGAATCCGATTCAACTTGTAATACGTCATCGTGTCGAATATTGTCAGCAGTCTTTTTACGAACCATTAATTCAATATCATTGTAAACAGTGCGTTGCCCGTTTTCGTTTTTAACGTCGCCGCCCAATTCTTTTTTGTTCGCCCAAATTGTAGAATAATCCGCAATGGTCGAAGTTGTTCCACCGTAACCATCGGCAGTTTCAGAAAGGCGTTTTATCGTGATCCTAGTATTTAATTTTCCGGCTTGCATTAAACAAACATTGATTTATAGCTTGATAAAATACTTTTGACGTTTGAAGGAATTTCATTGATTGATCCCGAAACATAATCCGCACGGTTGTCGTAATAGGTCGAAACAAGCTGAAGAATCGCTTGCTTTAAAAGTCCATCCGATAAACCAGTTGTCGAATATGAAACCTTTACTTGTTCGGCTGAACCGCCATCCAGTTCAATAGTTTCGTTATCTAAACCAAGAACGGTATATTCGGCAGCTTCACCTTGAACGGTAACCGAAGTGATTGAATTAACCGGCGCAAATGGAATATCAAATACGCCATTTGTACGATCAACGTAATAAGTACGGGTTTTTGCTACAATATCGCGTGAAATATAGTTTTCGCACCAAATACGCGCTTGTTCGATCATTCTACCAATAATAGTATCGTCGGCACTTGTATCAATACGAACGTAATCTTTTACGTCTTGGGTGGTTACGATTTCACTTCCAGTAACCGAATTAATCTTGATCTGTCGCATCTTTTGTTTCGTTTTCGATCTTCAACTCCTTTGTTTCTATTTCAGCTTTTTCTTCTTTGTCAGCCTTTTTTGCAACTTCCGATCCCCAACCCATTCGAAGCCATTTATCAGCGTGTTGCGCAGGAACTTCAACCGTGGCGCCAACTTTTACACCTAGATCATTCGCTACTTTTTCGTTTTTAACCTTGAATTTCATATCGTGTTGATTTTGATCAAAGATAAAAAAAATGCGCCACAAGGATTTGCAGCGCATTTTACCATTAACCAAACAACTAATCTATTATGAAGAAGAATAATTGAACGTAAAGTTATTAAAATAAATTGAATTTTTCCCGTGCATCGATAAACGGATCGCTTTCATTGATCCGGTGTTAGGAAAAATAAAGAACCCGCCGAAATGTTCAGAATAAACGGCAAAGAAATCCACCATATCAATCGTGTAAATTTGGGTATTCTTTTCAAGGGGCGCTTGAACCGTTTTGCGGTGTTCTAACGGCTTTTTAGCGGTGTATTTGATTTGTACCTTGTAAATAGCATCGTGCGTATCTACAATCGCATCGTATGGGCTTGAATCTAGCAAAGGCATCGATACAATGTACCCGCGATTTGTACATTCCGTTGCAAAGCGATATTCCGCAGCGCATCCGGTGTAGTTGCAGTTAGGTTTCACAACTTAAAGTTAAACAAAAAAGAAAAAGGGCGCCGAAGCACCCTTTCCCAAACAAACTAAACTAAAAACCACGTTATGAAAACGCGATGCGGTAGTTATCTTCACAATCAACCGAACAATATTTTTTGGTTGTGTAAAGACCGCAATTCGGGCAACGGGTTAAATACTCCCCGTGATTGCCAATCGAATTGTAATATTCTTCTAAAGGATCAAATTGCATTTTAGGCATAATCTTTACGATTTCGTTTTATCAGTTCTTCAACGTATTGCTTTTTTGCCTTGCGCCCTAAAATTTGAATGTAAGGCAATTCGCAGTTATCACCGGTGGCGATTATTTCGTTAATGGTATCGATCAGATTGTCCATAATAGCTTCAGGATTAAAAGGAACGCCATAAATCCAAGGGTCATTCCCATTGCTAGAATAAATATCATTTCCACCACGAATCGGATCGTCTTTTTTAAGTGCTTACGTTTCATCTGAAAAATACGTTTCCAATTACTAAAAGCACAAAGCCGATAAACATAATTAATAAACCAACGCTTGATCCGTAATCAAGCTTTTCCATTATTTGCTTTTCGCGTTCTTCAAAATTTTTCATAATTCTATAAATACGATGCTTCTTTGCATCCGGTGGAACAATAATCTTCATAGTGCGGTATTTCTTTTCCGCATTCAGGGCATTCGTGATACCAGTCTTTAAGTTGTGGGTCTATTGGCATTGTTGTAAAAGCCCCCCGAAGGGGGCGTTGTTTTTACCATTTGTTATTTACGAAATCCAATATAAGATCGGCAATACCATCTTCGTTTTTAGAATACCCTACAAATTCAGTTTCTAAATGCCCGTTAATATTAACATAAACCTTCGCTACCTTTTCGCCGTTTAGTTCTTCATATTTAGATTGCCCAACAAATTTTATTTCTTCATAATACCAAGTAAATTCAAGACCTTGTACTTCTAATAAATAAAAGTTTACATCTAAACAAGCTTTTTCGATTTCTGCGATTAATAATGTTTTTTCAGTTGCCATAACGTTTAATTTTTAGTTTTTAATTCGTTTGTTTGATACAAATATAAACAACTTTTTTAATTCACAAAACTTTTTTACAAAAAAAAATTAATTTTTATTTCTAGGATATAAAAAAACCCCACCGTTAGGCAGGGCTTTCTTATTAAGAAACTATTGTTTTAGTTCTTATGGTGTTTCAAGTGCAGCTTTAGCAGTAGCGAATGATCCGTTTACGAATGCATTCGGTAGGTAGTTAGTTAAAGCAACGCGTTCTTGAACTCGAACAGTAACGAAACCATCGCGAACGTTAGTTCCATCTTCACGGTGGAAAGTAACCGCTAGGTTGTCGCGTGTCCAAAGTTGTGAACCTTGTGCAAAGTTACCTGCAAGGAAAGTTCCGGCAGCGATCGCAGTATTAACGATAACCGGTACACCCATAAACGAAGGCTGAAGCCCTGCGTAAACTTGATCCTTTAGGTAATTGTTTTGCGTATCCTTCAATAATAGGATTTGGTGGAAATCTGAAGGATTTAAAACAATGTAGTTAGCTTGATATTCGCTTAACGCTAATTGGTTAAGGGCAACAACTAAAACGTCGAAATTGTTAGCGCTTTCGATACCGTCAGCAAAAGAACCTGCCGCAAAATCAGCAGCGTCAGTAATGATTCCTGAAAGGTTTGGCGAAGTACCGTTTCCGTTAAGGATTTGGTCATCTTCTTGAGCCATTAATTTTTCAGCAGCACGAACAGAAATGTAAGAAGCTAGTGCAGGCGTATCAGCTAACATTTCTTCAGAAATACGGAAGTAAGCACCGATTTTCTGAACGTTAGCGTCAGTTGCAGTAAGGTCGAAGTCAGACTGTGCTAGGGTAGTTCCTTCGGCTTTAGCAGCAGACCCGTCAGAATATCCGCTTTCCTTAACGAAACGAACAACGTCTGAAGAAGTTGATCCTACCGGAATGATTGAACGAATGTGTAATGATCTTGTTGGATCAAATTTGATTCCTGCAACACGATCAGCAGCGATAACTTCACCAGTAAAGTCAGCGCCAGTTGTCATATCAGCTTTGATTTCGAAAGCTGCACCGTTTGACTGACCTTTGATCATTGAATCAAGGGCGCCACCTTTTACAACTTCGATAAGCGAAGATTTGAACGATTTTGGTTGGCTTGCTTCGAATTGCTTCTTGCGAGCAGTTTCCATTTCATCCATTCTTGCGTTGAATGTTTCAGTAAGGTTTTTGATTTCACCTTTAAGCATTTCGTCAGCTTTTCCAGTTGCAGATTCAACTGCCTGACCGTATGCTTTTTCTAGTTTTGAATCGATCAAGTTTCCTAACTCGTCGATTTGGTTTTTAAAGTTTTCCATTTTTTTAAGAAAAGCGTTTTTTAAAAGTTTCAAATAAATATGATTCAATTTCAGAATTGTCAGCTTTTTCTTCGACCGGCGAAGTGATTTCCTCAATCGGCTTCGTGGCATCAACGAATAATGCTTTCAATTTTAAAATTTCAGCTTCTAAAGCGTAACCCATATCGTCGCTAATTTCGCCTTTGCGCAATAGCTTCGCAATGTTATCGTAACGCTTGTATAATTCTTCGATATTTTTGGTTCCTTTCACGTCAAGAATCTTGGCTTGATCGTTAGCAGCTAATGTAACGGCGCTAATTTCAAAAAGCTTTACTTCTTTTATTTCGCGATAGTCGCCTTTATCTTCTTTGACGATCGGCAGAATACCAACTGAATTTTCAGTTATTACTCCTGCCTTCATTAATTCAACAACGTCTTTTCCTAGTGTTGTTTTTGGAATTTCCGCCACGAAAACAAGTCCTTTTTCATCTTCGTACAATTCAGTCATCTTACCGATAGGCTGCATCATATTGTGTTGATAAAGGTATTTAACCCTTGAACCGTTTTCTTTGATTGTTTTTTGGTATGCGCCACGACGAATAATATCAGAATCTGAATCCTTATTGTCAAAATAAGAACCATATCCTTTTACGATACCTTTCGATTCGTCGGCGTCTAATAGTTCACCAATCGGTGAAGCCTTATACAAAAATTCCATATTGTCTATTTTCCCCAAAATTAATAAAATTTTTATTGCCCGAATTGGTCGGGTATTGGCACCTTAACAACGATACATCGGCAGTTTACGCGGTTCGCTGCGCTTGCAGTTGGTTCGCCTGCCATTTGCATTGCTTCACCACCTACAATAAACGGTTGATCGTAAGGCTTTACATCGCCATTGACCATTCGGTGTGCATCGCGTTCAAAACCATCAACGCTTGTGATCCATCTTTTTTGCAGTTGTTCTTTTGCAAACATTGCAGTTGCACTTTGATCGATTGCGTAATTGCTTATCGTTGTGGTTTCGGTTCGTACTATTCGTTTCGCTTGCCAACGGCTTATCTGTTTAAACTTGTTATTTAATATGCGTGCCTTTTCTCTAATGCCTAAAGCCATAAATTCAGGATCACCCATAAAGGCGCGTGTGATCCGCTTTAATTTATCAAGTGCCGTTCCTTGGATCAACGTAATCTTTGAAGCTGAATAAATCTTGGCGTATTGCAAAATTTGTTGTTCCCAAATACCGCGAAGTTCATTTGGGTTTGTCGAAATCGCCTTGGTTTGATAACGGGTAAAGTTTCGCATATACCACGAAGCAAATTCCCAACCTGCGCCAACGTACATTCCAGTCATTAAATCTTCAACGTCTTTAAAGGCAAATAAACCGCGTTCGTTTACGTTGTTTGTTTCTAGGAATTGTTTTACCGCCTTTTGATATTCGGCAAAATAAAATCGTGCGAATTTACGCGACCAGTTGCGTTCCTGAATATCGCGTTTGCGTTGAATACCCTTGTAAAAGGAATCAAAGTCGTAATTCAATGATTTTTTGGTTGGTCGGTAAAGGTTATTGCAAACGGCGATTCTTTGATCTAAATCCGGAAATTCGTTTTGAACTTCCGCATCTATGATACACCGGTCGATAAAATCGCTTTCGCTTTCGTTTATTCTTGGCTTCGGTAGCGGCATCGTTATCCATTTTCTGCGATTCGTTTCGCCCAAGATACCATTGCTTTACCGCCCCAAAGGTTGTAAGCTACATATCCTTTATCCTTCCAAGGTTCGTCTTTGTATTCGTCAGCAATCACCGCGTTATCTTCGTGGCGTGCTAGAAATGAATTAATGCGCTTAACCGTATCTAATGAAAGGGCTTCACGATTTGCTAGTTGATTTGCTCTAGTCCAACCAACGGGTGTTCCGCCCTGCACTACATCGCGACCGTATTTTTCGCGCCATTCTAACATTCGCTTTGCGTTATTAGTTGCCCCTTGTGGGTAGTTCGAATAACTTTCAGCCTTTAGCATTTTTTCTTCAGCTTCATCTTCAACGTCATCTTGAACCGGTTGTGGTTGTGGCGCAATGGGTTCATCGATTAAATCAAGATCGTTATCCATAGGAACAAGATTCGCCGGAACAAAGTAACTGTTCATTTGTTCGTTTTCTTCGTCGATACCGTAATTCATTACATCGCGCTTTTCATTCGGTGTAATCCACCAAGCCTTCGAAAGTTGATCAACAACCTTTTCAGTTTCTTCTTGCATTTCAGGAATCGAAGTAAAGTCGTATTCGATGCAAATTTTATCACCGTATTTAGGCGCTAACCAACGGTTCAATTCATCCTGAATTTTCATAAGTTCAGGAATAACCGCCATTTGGTAAAGTGCCTTCTTCGCCTCCTTCATATTGTTGTATGTAGAAGCATCGGTATTATTTAGAAGCTGAACCGGTACACCATAAATATTACAAAGGTCTTTTACCGAAGCGTTGTATTGTTCGATAAGCGATAAATCTGAAGCATTTAATCCGAAGTTTACCCACGAAAGCTTTTTAGGTGTAATAAGAATATCACCCGCATTGGTTGAACCTTGGTGTTGCCTTCTAAATTTATCTTTTAATTGCTGCGCTTGTACTTCGTTAATATCGCCTTCTTCAGACATTAATATTCCGCGTGCGGTTTGATTCTGTAAATATTTAACACCAGTAGTAACGGCTTCGTTATTGGTTGTCAATGATCTAAATCCTGCACGAAGCGGTGATTGTCCGTAAAGGTGCGATCCCGTACCATCGTAGTAAGGATTGAAATCTTTAATATGGCAAATAGCTTCCGCCGGCATATCATAAGTTCCGTTATACTCTAAACGATACTTTGAAACCGGTTCTAACATTCCGTTTGAAATGATTTCCATAACCTGCGAAGGCATAATGTACATTTCGGTAAACTTTCCTGCATTTGCACCAGTTTCAGGCGAAATACCGTAAATGTAACCGTTACCGGTCAGCTTACGGAATGCGATCAGTTCAGAAATCCAACTTGAATAAGATTGCGCCGCATTTGGTTTTTCTAGTAGTTGTTGCAACTCGTGTCCTTCAAGTTCAATCAGCGCATTCTTTTTAATCAGTTGGCTTTTGTAAAGTGCAGTTGGATCAGCAACACCGGATTGCATTGCTTTGTATCTTTTGTATTCCGAATCCTTGGTTTTTTCATAAACCATAAAGGGTATGGTCGTCGCAGCTTTTGTAATGATATTGATCAACGAATAAATCGTTGCATTGCGGCGATAACCTTCGGTAATATAATTGTCATCGTTTTCGGTATTCCATAAAACGGAATGCCCAAGTTGGTTGTAAATTGCTTTGTTATATTCAGCCGCCGTTTGTGTTGCGTTCTTCGTTATTAAATTTCGGAACCGATCCAGTATTGAAGCCATTAAGGAAATTTTTCGTAAAAATACAAATTTAAGTTTTGCCTATATTATGAAGAAGTCATTGCGTTTTGAATATACCGAATAAACGGCATATCGCAGGCTATCTTGACAATGATTCATTTTATCTAATGGCTTATTAATGATCGTGCCATCTTTTAATTCCTCCCAGTAATAATTATGGTATTCCTTGTAAATATTCTTTG